CCCCCACCCACTAACTTGTCTAACTAAGCAGACACTTTCTCTGATAGGAGAACGAACTCCAACTTAGCCTGAGCGGAAGCAATTAGGTCTTCCAACTCTTGGCGTGCTTTCGGTGTCTTGAGGATAGTCACCTTATCGAGAGCCTTGCGGGCTTGGGCGATAGAGGCTTCAGCATCAAGTCCGAACTTGGTGCGCTCTGCTTGGGCAATAGCAACGGAAGTTGCGATTTGGGTTTCCATCTGGTTTATCTGGGAGATGAACTCATCTTTGTCATAGTCCAAGATGGTGTCAATGACATCATACTTCTTGGAGATAACATCACGCATAGAGTAGACCTTATCTGGGTCTACGCCATACTTGTATGAGATGAAGCCCCCGAATAGAACGAGAGCCTTAGCAGAGTCCAACTTCTCACCACTCTGGTAGAAGTTAGATGGGACAAGCGTCTTATCTGCGCTGAAGTGCTTACTCGCTTGCTTGATGGACTCAACAGAGCCACCCTTGCCACGAGTCGCAAGTAGGGCGGATAGGGATTCGCGTGCTGACATTTTACTGCTTTCTACTGCTGATAGACAGGGCTACCAATACAGCGTGCCCCTATAAGGAGTTGCACCTTATAGAGGCTAGCGAGTAATGCCTGCTGTTATTATTACTTTTAACTTTGTGGTCTGACCGCCTTGCCCCCTTATCTTACTTTTCCGTTTTCTCCCAATTTGTCCGTTTTGTCCGATTTGTCCGTTTTGACCCCCTATGCCTTAATTGTCCCTTTTGTCCGAATTCGGCCAGGAGAGATAGATGGTTGGGACCTATAGTGCTAAGCAGTGGCCAAAAATCCGGGGGACCTAAAGCCTTTTAAGGCAGTAGCCAATAGATACAATCGCCTCATATGGATGATCGGGAGCGTCGAGAGCGCTGGACATGTCAACTATGTAGAAAAATCTATGTAGTTCCTGATTTAGCTCGCATGTGCGAGGAGAAACATTTGGAGGCGGAGTACAATGGTCGATAGAGGCAGAGGTAAAGATTTAGATCGTCTTGCTCAACAATATGCAGACCAGCAGAACAAGCTTCTAAACCTGTCTCTACGAGGCCGTGAGAAGGTCTTTGGGGATGAAGATGAACTAACTACAAGCACATTAGAGGGACGGGAAGCCAGAATCGCTTCTATGACCTCTAGCAACCCTTGTGGGCCTGGCTACGAGTACATTACAGCTCCTACATCTGGAAAGACAGATGTCTTAGGCCGTCCGCGTCCTAGAGCCTATTACGCCTGCTACTCCTTGGATAAGGAGATGGAGGTCCTAGTCATAGGCATGAGAGACGGTTCCATGATCCAATACGATGGAGTAGACCCAATCCTATGGGATATCCTGAAAAACTCAGACTCCACCCACGATTTTATTACCCTCTACCTAGATGGAGCACCTTGGAGTAAGACAGACTACTCAAATCTCCCCCGCAAAAGGCCTGATGAGTTCCAGTTTGGATCTGGCCTGTAATATAGTAGACTTGCTATATCTACTGAAGGGCTCCCATGACAACGCTTGCTGCAATCCAAGGTGATGGCTGGTCCGTTATAGGTTGTGATTCCCGCGCCTCTGATGAAGATGGTCGCTATATGGAGCTTGCTACATCTAAGATTGTTAATAATAACGGTGTACTGATAGCTGTCTCCGGCGCTTCTAGAGGTGGAAACATTACGCAATTTGGTTGGAAACCTCCGAAGCCAGGTGCAACTGTTGATTTAGATACATTTATGACTAAAAAGTTTATTCCTTCAATGCGTAAAGCTTTCCAAGATGCAGGCTTTGAAGGTAAAGAAGATGGCGATGCAGCATGGCAAGACTCTAACTTGCTTGTATCTGTTAGAGGAATCATCTACCCGATCTTTAATGACTACTCTTGGGATAGAGAAGCCCGCAAAGTTTACTACGCTGGTAGTGGTGGAGACATTGCACTAGGTGCTCTTGAAGCTATGAACTATGATCGCATAAATACACCCGAGGCCGCCGAAAAGGTTTTGAAGAAGGCGATTGCAATTGCTATCAAGCATGACATTTATTCGGGTGGAGACATCCATACATACATACAAGAGGCTTAATCTCTGTCACCATATGTGGGTTCGAACGAACAATCACATTGATCAGTGAGGAAACTATAAATGTCAAGCTACAACCTACCCGCGGCCGTTGGGTCGCCAAGTGGTACCGGAGCAGAATCCATTGAAATTGGAAACACTGCTGCAACAACTAACAACAACGGTAATCTTACCGACTCAGCAGGAAACCTACAGACCGATTTTGTATGGGGTAACTTCCCTAAGCAACCAAATGATGAGCGTGCTGATGGAACTCCAACAGCTACCGAAACATATGGTGCTGCACAAAACGGACAGTGGACAACTAAGAGCACGATTGCATCTGCTCGTCTAAACGCAACACTAGGAGATCACTCAGATATCGAAGCTGAGTGGGCTAACTTCCCTTCATACATCGAAGCAGCAGGTAACTACATGGTTACAGCAGCTTCAGGTAACGGCACAACTGTTACATACACAGCGCAGAATAATCTTTCAGCTGGCGACGTTGTAAACATCACAGGCCTAACAGCTTCTGCTTACAACCTATCTTCAGCAACAGTTGCTACAGCAAACCCACTTAAGTTCACAGTAACTAACTCAGCTAACGCTGGTGAAATTACAGGACAGTGGTACGGCAAGGTACAGCTAACAACAGCCGCTTCAGCAGCTGATGGAGCTGGAATTGGTTACATCAACGTACCTTCAGTAGTTGGTAACACTACAGCAGTTGCTCTTGATACTCTTAAGGATGCTGGTTACGAAGCAGCTAACATTACAACTGCAACAGCAGCTACAAACGCAGCTATTTCAGTAACTGCAGCAGCTCGCACAGCTGGTTCAACAACTGCAACTCTTACAGCAACCGGAGCAGGCGCAGCCTTCCCAGTTGGCACAAAGATTACAGTTGCATCTCTTGCTGACACTGGTGCTCCACTTAACGGAACATACACAGTTACAGCTAATGCAACTAACACAGTTTCATTCGTATCTTCTGCTTCAACCGTACTTGCCCTCACAGGCTTGTCTGCTGGAACAGTCGTGGGCGTTGCTGGAACAATCAAGTCTCAGTCAGTTGCAGCTGGAACAGCTTCAGTTGCTTCAACAGCTACAATTACAGTTACACCATACGCAACAGCTTCATAAGTCTTACAACTTAATAGCGCAGAGGCCGGGAGAAATCCCGGCCTTTGGCATTTATGTGGCACACAATGGTGAGACTATTAACTATGCAGTCTGAACAAGTAATGTATACGGACCAAGAAGAGCTGCAGCTTTTGACTGTAGGGGTCCGAGAGCAGTGTGACCTGTGCTCTGCCAGAGCGCAATTTGGGGTTTTTCTACAAAATGGCCCTCTTACCTTCTGTGCACACCACTATAACGACCATGCAGATGCCCTTACAAAAAGCGGGGCCGTAGTTAAAATGATCTTACACTAAGAAAAGGAACGGATCCTTATTATGCCAGCACCACAGAATAACCAAGGTTTTGTAGCCCCTAGAAGCGGCGGAACCGGTAATTGGATTGGAAAGTTATTTGGAGGTATTGGCGACGCTACACGTGCTCGTTCAATGGCTCAAGTTCAACTAGACCTTCACCATGAAAAAACAAAAATTGATACAGAGCACCTGAAAGAACGCACTACTCACAAGTATGTTACTGAGGGTGCAACTAAAGATTATCTAGACGAATCTAAATTTAAGCGTGGTGGTAGAGCTATACGTCGAGGCATTAAATATGGTGATGACCTCAACGCTAAAAATATTGCAGAGTTTGATGCTAACTACATGCCAAGAATGCAGAGAACAGGTCAGAAGCAAGGCGGAAAAGCAGAGACTAAAGGTGCAAAGGTAACTACTGATGCGACCTCAACCCCAACACAAACTCCACCAGCTGATCGTGCCGCAGATCAAGCACGTAAACCAAGATCACGTTCTGGAACTATTAAAGAAGTAACTGCTGCTATGGCTAGCGGAAATATTGATAGAGAACAAGCAACAATGATAAGCCCAGCCTTTGCTGCAAAAGAAGGACGTAAAGCAGCTGCGGCATCAATGTCTCCTGACTCTCCTCAAGTTACTCCCTCAACAGTTAAGCCACCACGTAAGCCTCGTACTCCGAAAGCTGGTGCATAATGCCTAGAAAGAAAAAAGCCAGCCCTGCAAAAGTATACGCAACCGGTAAGAAGATTAAAAAAGAACGCCTTGAAAAAAGAAAAGCCAATATTGTTGAGGCAACTGCTGCCACCGCAGCTGAACTGAAGAACACCCCTAGAACACCTGTTGTTAAAGAAGAAACTCCAAAACCAACAGGAAGAAAAAAATCTAGAGCGTATCGACCTGAACCAATTCCAGGATCAGACGCAAAAGAAATAGTTCAAGAGGTTAAGCCGGGCGCACCTGATTTTTCTTCAGAAGGTGCTCGTTCAGAAATTATGAAAGCTGCAGCAAAAGCTAGAGATGCGGAAATTGGAACTGAAAAGAAGTATGATCTGAGTGAAATTCCTACCGGACCAGATCCAGAAAAAATTAAGAACACAGCCGCAGAAGATCCTCGTTTAACTCCTAAGCTTACTGTTGAGCCACTACCTAGCGAAAACCAAGCAGAACTTGCTCGTCGACGTAATGCTCCATTAGCTAGACCACAAAGATCTGGTGTGTTAACCGGAGGAACTCCAGAACGTTACCGCACCCCGCTTACTGATCCAACAAACGACCAGACTCGTGAACGCCGAGGTATGGGTATTGCTGGAGAAGAAAAGGGAATTGTTTCTCACGCTATTAGTTTGTTAAACCGAGATAACGAAGTCCTATGGCGTAAGGGAAAGCTATTTGAAAAACCAAAAATTGCTACAAGCTATGAAGATGTAAGAGATACGCATCAACATCGTTTAGCAAAGGTTCTGCACACCTTTAACGTTTCAGAAGATGCTTTGCAAGCACATGCTGAAGCAACAAAGGGTGGGTCTAGAAGAGCTTACGAAGATACCGTTGAAGAGTTGCACTCTGCTACTCAAGAACACAATGATTTTTATGGTAAAAAAGTTACTTTAGTTCCTGGACCTAATGATCTTTGGGAACATCCAACTCTTACAGATGAGCGTGGAGTTAAGCGAACATTCCCTGTATCCGCTAACCACCCAGATATGCCAAGAAAGTTTGAAAGATCAAAACAACCTATTACAAGGTTGACTAGAGGATCTGACGGTGGTCTTAAGTACAAGAGGGGTCATGAAGGCTGGGACTCTTTTAATGCTGCAGGAACAAAAGTTTGGCGTCAACAAACTGCTCCTGAAGGCATGGACCTTGTTGATCACCTTCGTAAAGAAGTATTAGATAGTCATGCTGCTGGATCTGCTAGACGAGAGCGCAAAGTTCGTAATGCTCGGACTGTTCTAGATAGCTTAGCTGGTGGTAAAACAGTCATCGGTATGAGAGAACGTGGACGTGCTACTCCTGGAACAGGTATTCCAACAGCTAGGACTGAACCTACTGCAAGTACTACTCCAAGAAAGCGTAACGCAGTAACTGTTAAGTACGATGCTGGACAAAACTCTGTTTCTGAAGCTTTAGTAGCTGCTGGTGATCCTCCTACAGGTTTACCTACAGGAAAAGAAAAAACTGCTCGTGCACCTAAAGCTACCTCAGGTAGAGTCAGAGTTACAAAGGGAACACGTGGTTTGCCTATTAGTTCTTCAAACATGGCTACAAAAGAAGCTGAAGTTGAAACAGAGGCGGGAACTAGAGTAACTGCAAAAAGTCTTCTAAAACCTTTAGTAGACAAGAACGCAATGTTGCCTAGCAAAGTACCTGGCGCAGCTGTAGTTCCAGAACCTAAGAAGGTTAAGCAAACTACAGAAGAAAAGGCTTTAGCAAGAGCAAAGAAGAAAGATGCTGCTGCCAAGGTTCGTGAAGGCGCAGGAGTAGGACCACTACAGAAGAACCAAAACTGGGCTGGAAAACCTGCTTTTGGTACTGCGGGTAGTCCACAAAATCCACAGCTTGCTCTTCCAGGTTTTGAAAATGTAGAGAACATGCGTGTTGGTGCTAGAGCTCAACGCTTACTAGCAGAAACTCACGGAATGGTTCCTAAAGAAACTACTGGACTTGAAGACGTAAGAGCTATGAAGGCTGCGGGAATTATTCAAAAACCAACACCAAGTCCTAGCCGTGAAGTTGCGGTTAGAGAGGGTGGGCCAAGAACTCGTGCTAAGGCTAAAGCTGCAGCTATTGATACTCGTAATGCAAGCCGTCCTATGGAACAACCTATGCTTCCAGGAAAAGAACTACGTTCTGCCGCTTTTGCATTAGGTGGGTCTTCAGAAAAAGTAAGCGAAAAGACTAGAGAACTGCAAGGTGCAGCTAGAAAACCATCTAGGCCAACTAATGAACTCTACGTTGCTGCTAACAAAATTCTTGAAGAGAACAAAGAGAAGTAAACCATGGCTAGGGTAGCAAGTTTTTCCCCTGAACCAGAAAAGTTTGATCGGTATAAGTCTCTTCGTCACAACGCAAGAGAAGCTGCCGAGTACTTAACTGGCCTCCCTTACGAACAACCTAAGGCACCTAATTTTGACGTGTACAAGAAGCCTGGGCGTGGTCCTAACGGGGAGTCATCAAACTAATGGGACGTTCTAAGAAAGACCTGCATTACGGCTCTAGAGACGGTAAGGGCGGCGTTATACGCACGTCTGTAACTGACCGTAGCTCTAAGGCTGCACGTCCTTGGAATGAACCTCAAGTTGTTAATGCTTCGTCTACCTACGGAGTTAAATTTAATAGCTACAAGCAGGTTCACAGCTATGAAAATACTCTTGAATCTCAGGGGTCTCTTCAATCCCACGAACGATTTACTTGTGGACCATGTGGTAAATTAAACGCCTCATGTGCGTGTAAAGGACCTGCTAATGAATAACTGCAGACACGTATATGAAAATATTGGTTTTGAGACCTGTCCCGACTGTAATAAAGCTACGCACGAAGTCAATTGGCAACTTCAAGCAACTTTATTAAAAGAGTGGAAGTTAGCAAACCCTAACGCTAAATACAATGGATGGTGGTCAATCTAATGGCTGAAGTAAAAAAGTTTGGTCCTTACAAGGGTTCTGCCCAGAATGGAGGTCGACCTATCTACGTTTACAAGAAAAAGGTAAACGGTAAGTGGGTTACAACATCGAAAAATAAAGCTCGTGCCGACTATGAAAAGGACCACGGCAAGCTTTCAAAGGGTACAGATGTAGACCATAAAAACAATAACCATAACGATGACCGAAAGAGCAATCTAAGGCCATTGAAGCACGGTAAGAACACGGCTAAAGAAAATAAACGAAGAGCTGGAAAAAAGAAGTAAATAAAAAAGGCCCGGTCTCCCGGGCCTTTTCTATTATTTAATCTTTAGTGAAATCATCAAACCATTTAGTAATACCTGGTTCTTCAGGATCCCCATCGTAAGCCCCAGGGCCATAGCCCCAAGAACTCCAGTTGGTTCCTTTACCAGTCATGTAGAACGCTGCTTGAGCGTTTATTACCGGATCGAATAGTTCCACATCGGTTTTAATACCGAACTTCTCCCTACGAATTGCTCCCAGATCTCCAATCATGTTGATCTGGAATAACCCATAGGAGTTGTCCCCTGTGGCTGTGGTCTTGTTATGTGAGTCTGGGTTACCCCTGGACTCCTTCATAACTACTGACCAAGCTACTTTTAGGTTGTTGCCTTTGAATCCGACTAGGGATAGCAGGTCTTTCAACTCGCTATTAGTCAGTTCTGTTGCCCCACGGTACTTATCGAGTGGGTCTACGACCTCTACGATTGTTTGTGTTGGGGTATCTTTTTTTATATTCTCGGTAGCCATAGCTGCGGGGATCCCACAGATCAACATTAAATAGGCCACCATAATTGCAATTTGAGAAGTTGCATCTTTATTCACACTATCTCCTAGGCTAGAAGGCCAGTTCTGACTCTATGTGCCTGTCACCCACATAAAGCAATCTGACGTCGGTCTGCCAGATTCGTACTGCAACCCTTTTGTTACGTAGTTAGTGATGGCCCAGTTGCCCGGGCCATGGATATACCGTACCAGTAACTACAGGGGGTCAGCAACCTGCAAACCCATGTAGAATAGTTTTTTGTCTAACGAGAGGAATATCACATGACAAGCTGGTCAAAACCATGGAATACACCAGAAGCTGTAGAAACTGCTGCTCCTGCACCAGTTGTAGAAACACCAGTTGTAGAAGAACCAAAGAAGCCTGCTAAAAAAGCTGCTGACACACCAGCGGAATAACTATGCGTATTGAGCGCATCATTACGAGGCAAGGGCACCCCGTACCTGAAACAGCGCATCAGCCTAAAGGACCATTTCCACCTGAGTTATTTGAATCACCGGAAGTGGTTTCTGATTACATTCCACAACCTGATGGTGGTGTAGATGTCCCTATGGGCGCAACAGCACAAAATAATTTTCAAGTATCTAAATGGTTTAGGTGTAAGATTTGTAGCGAACATCTGCGTGAAGCAGAGGTAATGGATCACGACTGTGAGGTTTAAGATTGGCAAATCCAAGAGACTTTGGACCAATATATTGGCATACGTTGGTTTATCCAGTGAAACCACCCATTATGTGGGAAAGAGCTGAAACTCAAGAAATAGATGATCCATTTAGAGGTGGAGTAGGCATTTCAATACGCTTACCTTTTACTAGGCTAGCTTTAGTTATTGGTAAATGGGTTTCTTCTTATAGTGAAAGTCAAGCATTAACAAATGCCATTCACGGTAGGGCATTGCCTGAAGAAGAGATAGACTGGGACTATGTTAGATATGGAGCACAAAATGATATTGGGAATTAGATCTAAACACGGCAAGACTCAGGCTGCAAAAGAAAAGTCTAAGATTGAAAAAAGAGTTGAGTCTCTTCCTACGGGAGAGCTTCTTCCTTGGACTGAAAATGCTCTATACACGATTGGCAGAAATCTTTCTTCTTGGCAAAAAACAAAAGATCCAGCTACGTTAGAAGAAGCTCGTATTGGGGCTGAAGCTTTGCACGTAATCTTAGAGTCTCTAGTAAAGAGACATGCTAATGACTGATTTTGAGTACGACGAAGATCAGTTTGAAGAGGTAGATCCTGAAGAAGAACTGTTTGAAGAGGCTGAAACGGACTTTGAAGAAGAACCTGATGAGCTAGATGAGCTATCGAGGGAGTTCGTTAAAGCTTTAATTAATAAGATTATGGCTTTTATGGAGATGCTAGTTGGGTACAAGCTGCACTCATATCAAGAGCCTCTAGCAAGAAGAATTATTGAATCCGTCATTATTAACGATGGAGAAGAAGTAACCGCACTGGCTTCTCGTCAGTCAGGCAAGTCTGAAACAATTGCTAATACCGTAGCTACCTTGATGGTCATTCTTCCACGTCTTGCAAAGATGTATCCAGATCTATTGGGTAAGTTTGGAGATGGCATCTGGGTAGGTATGTTTGCTCCAATTCAATCTCAGGTAGAAACTTTGTACGGAAGAACCGTTTCTCGATTAACTAGCGAAAGAGCTTTAGAAGTTCTTGGGGACCCAGAGATCGACGACATGGCAACTAAAAGCCCTGGAGTTATTCGTAACATACGTTTAAAGAACTCAGGGTCAACCCTAATGATGATGACAGCTAACCCTAGAGCTAAGATTGAATCTAAGTCGTTTCATTTAATTATTATTGATGAGTGTCAAGAAGCTGACGACTTTGTAGTCTCAAAGTCTATTGCTCCTATGGGTGCGTACTACAACGCCACCATTGTTAAGACTGGAACACCTACCACTTCTAAGAATAACTTCTATAGAGCTATTCAATTAAACAAGCGTAGACAAACCGGTAGGTCTTCAAAACAGAACCATTTCCAATGGGACTGGAGAGATGTTGCAAAATTTAATACTAATTATGAAAAGTTTATTAAAAAAGAAATGCTACGAGTAGGAGAAGATTCAGATGAGTTCCAGATGTCGTACAACTGTAAGTGGCTTTTGGAACGCGGTATGTTCCTCACTTCTTCTATTATGGATGATTTGGGGGATACGTCCCAAGAGCTTGTTAAAAGCTGGCATAGGTCTCCAGTCGTTGTTGGCATTGACCCAGCTAGAAAAATGGATTCTACGGTTGTTACTGTTGTCTGGGTTGATTGGGATCGTCCTGATGAGTTTGGTTATTATGACCATCGTGTTCTAAACTGGTTAGAAATCCAGGGGGATGACTGGGAAGAGCAATATTTCCAGATAGTAAACTTCCTAGAAAACTACGACGTTTTGGCTATCGGGGTGGACTCTAACGGAGTTGGAGATGCTGTTGCCGGTAGACTGAAAGTATTGATGCCTAGAGCTGAAGTAGTTCCAATTACCTCTAGTCCCTCAGAGCAATCTAAACGCTGGAAACATCTACAGGCCCTAATTCAAAGACAAATGGTTTCTTGGCCTGCACACGCAAAAACACGTCGTTTACGTATTTGGAAGAAGTTTTACCAACAAATGACGGATGCCGAAGTCCAGTATAAAGGGCCCAACTTTTTAGTTGCTGCCCCGGACGAGGCCCACGCCCACGACGACTTTGTGGACTCTTTAGCAATCGCCTGTGCCATGACCCAGGATATGGTTATGCCTACGGTTGAAGTAAGTGCTTCACCATTTTTTTCTTAATTTAGCATTTAAAAAGAAGCCTTAAGGTAGAGACTTATACCTGAGGACCCTCAATCCCTATGCATAAGGAGTAAACATGGCAGTAGAAAACATTGCCCCAACCCCTCAGTTCCCTGAGAAAGTTGGAGCAACATATGAAAGAAAGATGTCACCTGCACAACCTGGTCTTCGTGGACCACTTCGTTTTGAAGAAGGTATTGCAACTGACACAGACGTCCCAACAGATTTTCAGTTGGGTCTAGATCAAGGATATGACACCCCAGCTGGTCGTCCAAACCACAATGTTAACGTGTTTGAAAAGTATCCAGAAGAAACAATGAAGCAACGTGCACATGTCGGCTCAGCCGCATGGCCAGAAGCACCAGTCTATAACGCAGAATTCAACCAAGGTAACTTCGGTGATCACTCACAGGTAGTTATTGAAGAGGTTGTGCGTTCAGGTGGGCGCTATCAACGCATGAACCCTGCTCAAGTAGCAGACTAGTATAGTAGACTGTAGAGGCTCCCAACCCCGCACCCCTTCTCCGGGGTTGGGAGTCTTTACTTAGATATTATTTCTAAGTAGAAAAAAGAGAAGGAAAACAAAGGGGTTTAAAAATTAAGATGGGGAGTTGTGAATAATGGCTGGTGGTATTGATTTTTCACCTCCCAGTTACAGAGCTGCGTCATCTGATTTAACCATCTCGATTTCTCCGCTTGGTTTAGTAGAACTAGCAGATGAAGAATTTGAAGTACATGGTCCAAGATTAAATCGCTATTCTCTTAACTGGGCAATGTATCTAGGACATCATTGGTCTTATCGCCGTGAAATAGGCGAATCACAAATGGTTTACAATTATTATCGTGCATTTACAGATTACATAATTAACTTTACATTTGGTCGTGGAGCATCTTTTCGAAGCCCAGCAGAAACAGAATCAGTAATCCCTGACGCTCTTAAAAGAGTTTGGGAAGTAGATAATGATAAATATTCTGTTATGTGGGAAATGGGACAGCAAGGCGGAGTGTCCGG